CTTAACATAAAATAATATGGATTTTGGTGGTGGGCGCATATTCAGCCCACATAAGACATTACCAAAGTCTGTTGGTTGTAGAATGTTCTAGCCCGAAGACCCGTCGTCCAGCTTTCACGAGAGATTACGGATAAGGTTACTTCAAGACCCTTCTACGACTACGATCCATACGTTTATATTATGAACCGTGAGTCAGATATTCGACTCACACATCGCTCCACTGAGGTTGACCGATGTTATTGGTCTCCACGATTACCGCAGGATGTCTCCAGCGTCGCCCGAGTCGCATGTCGTCCCCAAAGCCGACGGCAAGCGAAACAGTGGCAGAACCGCTGTTCTTTGATAGAACAAGCCAGCCCCACGGGTTTTCGTGTTTTGGTGCAGGAATTCCACCTGCTCCACCGGCAAACGTCGCAACAAGTTTATAAGTTGGAAACGTTCGCGTGATCCAATTGTAAGGGATCTCGATGGTTACTGACGGTGACATGGTAGTCAGTATACCCCCCATAACATTCGTTGTTCCGAAGTATGAGTTGCCGGCTCCACCAATAACAGAATTATTCGACTGTGCTCTCGCAATAACTGTGCGAAAGTAAGTGTCATTAACGTTATATGGGGGACCGACATTTGCGTTCAACTGCATAAAGTCGAACAAGTTCGGGAACCAGGTCCATCCAACCACTGCTGGCGCTGAAAGATTTTGTGAATAATTCAGCGAAAGCGTGATACGAACGGAACCACGGATTGCCTGATACGCGCTCAAGATGGGCCAAGGTATAGCTTGGAGCATAAAATGAGGCACATTATTAAGAAATGATGCCTGTCCATCAAAGAACGCGTAGTTAAAAGTTGTCCAAACCCGACATTTGAACAAATCTCGCAACGACGCAAATCGCTCGCCAGATATTTCGGCAAGCATACTCTCGTGTTGCTTAGGACCAATGACAATAGCCTCGGTTGTCCAATTCGAGGTATTAGTTGATTGTGCTCCGGTCGTAATCTCATCTCCTTGAGCCCAGGTATTATCAAGGCTCGGAGTTCGACCGGCTGCCAGCTTCTCAACCAAAGTTGGCGGAATTGCGAAACCATTTTGACCTGCAATGATCTCGTCGTACATACTAAGTCCCATTTGTCCACAAGGGCCTGAAAGTTGAAAATTCGGGCCACCGGCAATATACACGTCCATGTTAATCGTGGTCGGTGCGCCAGTATTTGTGGTAATAGGATTCAGCAAGAAAACACTGAGGAAGCCATTACAAGTAGGCAACCCCATCGTAGCATAATTCGCTTCGCTCCCACTTGGGCCAAGTTGAGTCTTGGCACACGGATATGGTTGTAACCATGGGATACGAATCGTAATTCGCTTGGCTTGATCTGCAAGATCATAGTCTATGCAGTATGCATTCGCCGATTGCAATAATGTTCCAGCAGCACTGTTGCTAGTAAACGCATTTTGTAGTCCGTTATAATTCGGAGCATACGCAAAACGCAACATGCCAGTGGAAAACGCCGATGCCGTAAAGCGGAAGGTAAGTTCTATATCACCCTTCCACTGATTCGACATCATAGATAAGAGGGTGCACCACGGCATGACCCCACCACCGCCTGATCGGAAATAAGACGGCTGCGAAGCTGGCGTAATGTACCCCTCTTGACCAACCTTAAACGGCAATGCTGGCGAAATCTGGAACTGCGCAATTTGTGTAGAAGCAGTCTCAGACGACGTGATATTATACGTCGCAAACCAGCAAGGTTGCCGAACAAGATAATCAACACGCATTTCATCGACAGGACACTGGAAATCCATGAGATCAGAAGTTGACTCTGATCCAGGGTATCGCCGCAATTGATACACAGATTCCTTATTGCAAGAATTCGCAATATTCGGATGAATTTGAGGAATGAGATACGGCGGATCCCAATTTCGTGATTCAAGGTCCATGCCACCAGTAGTTTTTGACCGCATAGCTGTACCAGAATTTCCAGTGCCTCCCTTTCGAAAATCGTCAGCATGTTTCTTAAGCGACATAACAGCTGCACCAACTTGTTCCAAAGTCTTCATAGTTGAATGTGAAGAAGCCTTGTTATCAAGTCCAACAGCTTCACGCGCTTTCGGAGGCAACGCTTGTTTCGGTTGTGCTACCACTTTATCAGTATGACTGACCCCTTCTGACATCGCAGGAGTCGCTGATGCCGAAGGACTCGATCCATCAATTCCTACAGCAGCTGATAAAGTAGGATCAACGGTATTACGAGCATCTTGCGCATCACCCGTTGTTTTATTCTCAACTGTACCACCAGATGTATTAATGGTGGTATTGTGAATGTCAGATGCCGAATTACCTTGAGCCCAAGTGGTAGAATTGGGATCAGACTTCGCAAACATCTGCTCCACAGTTGGTTTTCCCTTTGTGACAGACACACGAGAAGCCAAAGCCGGAATTGGATCAGAAAGCGGCACAAGACGAGGAAGGAAAAATTGACTATTTTTCCACGCAAACGACACCGTGATAGTAATAGAATTATCGGCGCCGAGAGCAGTAGTCAATTGCTGGTAAGCATACAACCCAAAGAACCCCCATGGAGCATCTGTATTAACAGCTGCAAAGGTGCTCCAGAATGGGAAATCAATGGTTGTAGACGACGCACCAGAAACGTCGATCAAGGCATGCGAAGATCCGGTAAGCATGTCACAATTTGCCGGAACAACCGTTGGAAGGTTGAGTGAAAACGCTGCCATCAAGGTACCCACATGGTACTTAGACCCAACAACATCAACACGTACACGACAATCGGCACGAGCATACAAATAGTTGCTAAAAGGCATGCTCGACAAAGTCGAATTGACAGCCGGTGGAATACCGCTGGCCGGAAAGGAAAACAACGCTATTTGTGCAATCCCAGTACCAGCAGCCATTGCTGTTGTCATTGTCCACGTCGAATTGTAAGCAAAACGATCAACAGCATGTTGAAGATCCCAAACAGTATCAGGCATCGCATTGGTATTAAGCGAATGCTGATCTTGCGGTGGTTGCATTTGAACACCAGCAGAAGCAACAACTTGCGTCGTTTCAACACCTTGAGCCCAAACATTAACTGGCACTGTTGACCAATCAGGATCTCTCAAACGCGAACCAGTGTAAGCATTGATCAGAAAAGCTTGGCAATATTCCCAAGTATGGAACTGTGCTCCAATTGGGTGAAACTGGTCGGTAATACGCTTTCGTTCTTCAAGAAAACGTTCCTTACCAAAATGCGACCATTCCATAAGAGCCATATTAACATTGACCACAAGTGCACCAATCGGATCATCTTTGTTGCGAACCCAACACACCATGTTTCGAATGACATCTTCTTTTAACAGAGAGACGTAATACGACCCAAGTGCGGCATGATCCACAGCAATCGTACGCTTGAGGAAAGAAATCTCATGAAGATGGGAAAAATCCAACTTACCATCTTTGCGGGCTGACGTATACTTACGCCCGCATCTTGCGAATGACTTCGCAACTTCATGAGGATGATACCACATTGCAGCTTTGTTAGAAACGCTGCAGACATTATCATCACCAAACAACGTCGAAACGACCTCTTGATCAAATTCCATAAACGTGACTTCAAGATCGTCACACTGTTGCGCCGTCAACGCCGCCAACTCATAGAAGCTATACGCCAACTGAATCAAATTCGCAATTGAATTCAAAATCGATGTTATTGGCTCTCCAGAAGGATTTCCAGCTCCCTTGAGGTAAACGACATTTTGCGCTATCGCAACAGTATTAACAATCTCGTCAAACAATGTTAGACGAACGATCTTTGATTGAGGATCGTCGTCATACCACTCATTCATGATCTCACACACAGACCACATCAAGATTGCCGGCATTTGACCATCATTGTTAGAAATGTCACCATCGAACATGCGATCATATTTCTTGTGTCGCATAACAAAAGTGTGCCAATCCATTGATGATGGATCCATGCCTACCGCTATCGGATTATCTTCACGCTGCATCGCGGTTACAAATGCAAGCATGTATTGACGACAAAGGATAAGAAAATCAATTGGAACCTTAGTAATCATACGAGTTTTTCCCTCATAGATCTTTTCAAGTTCTCGATTCTCATCCTTTTGAATGTCAGCCCAAAACGACTCAACTCGCTCACCATTAACAGCCGCTGTAAGGCGTTTGGCAAGACACTGAGCCAGATACTCTTTCGGAACATAACATCCAGGCTCTCCGTCAAAGAGATCCACTTTCTTCCCAAGCAACTCAAACGGATAACCAGGTGAAGTACCGAAGTCCATTGACTTGTATCCCAACATTGGATCACCATTCAAAGCTGTATTCTGGGGAAGAACTTCAGGCTTCGTAAGACCCTTACGCAAAAGCAATCGCCTGACAGATTGCATAGCGCGACTCAACAACCGCTGGTCATAATTTGTTCCAGGATTACCATACTTGGCAACTTGACGCAGAAGAATGCTGCGACCTTGAAGGTCAGATCGCATACGGGTGTCGTTATTGGACAAACACGCTGGCGCCATAGTAACAGGCCCGTACAAATCGTGTAACAACGACGGAAAGATGTGTGTCCGAGGATTTTGCCAAACGAAATGGTCACGGCTACGACCTTCGATGACATAGAGATGGCAATCATCGAGCTCAGCAACATGTCCGTTAGGCTGAACTTCAGTACCAGGAATTTCTCCATAGACCAAATGTTGATAGATCTCCGGATCCAAAGTACACGCAATACCTCGCACGCCGTTATTAGTTGCGGTATGCATACCAAT